GTGCGCCGTGGGCGACGAAATCGAGGGCTTCCTGAACACGGCTGCTGACGTGGCCAAGCAGGACGGCTTTGCCCTCGGCGGTGTGCAGCGCAATGGCCGCGTCGCGGTCACGCTGGACGGCCTGCAAGCCACCCCCGGCACCGGCGCAATTGCGGTGCTGGACTACGTGGTCTGCGGCACCGTCGTTCCCCGTGGCACCAGCCTGGGCGGAGCACTCCCGAAGGTCTGCAAGGCAACCGCTGCCGCCGCAGACATCGTGCACAAGTGGCGCGTGGTGAGCCTGGATGGCACCACCGCTGTGGGCCAGACAGCCCTGATCGAGCGTGTGTAACCCGTCGCCCAAGGAGAAAACAACATGGCTGACAACCTGATCTACATCGACGCCAAAGGCGACAAGCAGCCGGTGGACCTGTCCGTCGGTATGTACCGCGAAGCTGCCGAGGGCAACCAGTCCCTGAAGCAGTACTTCGCCAACAAGTACCCCACCAACGCCGAAAAGCACGGCTCTGCCTACGAGCAGGTGCTGGAGCAAGCTGGCGTGTTCGTGAAGGCGAACAAGGAAATCGGCCTGCGCGCTTCGACCATCGCAGACGTGCTGAACCCGAAGAACGCCGCCATCACCCGCGAAGGTGTGCCGGCCTCCCGCCTGCTGTTCCCGGCCGTCATGCTCGACGTGATCGAGGACAAGCTGACCCGCGACTACGCCACCAACCCTGCCGGCATGAACGCCCTGGTTGCCGTGGACGACTCGATCCAGGGTGAGCGTTTCGAGCGCCCGGTGCTGAACTTCAGCCGCCCCGAAGCCGCCCGCGGCGCTCCGGTGGCCCAGCTGGCGATGCCCAACGCGATGCTGAGCATCACGTCGAGCGACAAAGCCATGCGCATCCCCACCTGGGGCATCGGCCTGGAGATCTCCGAGCAGGCTCAGAAGTCCACCACCATGGACCTGGTCGGCATGGCCATCGCCCGTCAAGGTGCTGTGGAAGCCAACGAGCGCGCCCAGGGCTACATCCTGTCGCTGCTGAACGGTGACAGCGACTACAGCATGGCCGCCCTGTCGACCTTCTCGGGCAAGGTCCAGAAGGCCAACACGCTGGACACCAGCATCGTTGCCGCCGGCGCCATCACCTTCAAGGCCTGGGTGACCTGGCTGACCCAGCGCAGCCACTACCGCACCATCACCCACGTGGTGACCGACCTGGCAACCCTGATGGCCCTGCGCAACATGCTGGCCGCCGAGAAGACCACCCAGGGCACCAAGGACAACCCGTCGATCGACACCCAACTGTCGGTGCTGAACCCCAGCTGGCCCTCGAACATCTCGGTGTTCCTGACCACCGACCCGAACTGGCCCGCCAACACCATCATGGGTGTGGACGCTCGCTACGGTGTGCACCGCATCAACAGCCTGACCGCCCAGTACAGCGCCATCGAGCAGTTCGCAATGAAGCGCTCGACCATGCTGCGTATCGACAAGGGCGAGATGGTCTACCGCCTGTTCGACGAGGCCTTCGAAGTCCTCAGCCTGACGCTGTAACCCAGCACCTGAACGAGGGGGCGGACCTGAGACACGGTACGCCCCCTTTTTCTTTACCGGAACCCACCATGACCAAAGTGCCCAACGCTCCCATCAAGGACTCCGCCCCAAAGGCCGACACCCGCAAGCGGGTTCGTGCCGTTCACGGAACTCTCCGCCACCTGTTCACCAACGAGGTGTTCACGCCGGACTCCGACAAAAAAGTGGAAATCGACTCCTTCGTGCAATCTCAGATTGATGCGGGGAAGCTGGAAATCGTGAACGACTGATACAGGAGCTTTCCGCATGGCATTGACCCAGTACTGCGAGCTTGACGAGGTTCGCGCAGCCCTCGGCGTGAACGAGGTTGAGCTGCCCAACGCGGTGCTGAACTTGCCGGTCTACGAGATCGGCCTGGTTCGGGAACTCAGCAAGATCTCGGCGTCTTTGCCTGCGGCTTTTTCGTCCACCCTGGCCACGCCGCTGGCCACCCGCACCGAGGCGCAGAGCGCGTTCTTCGACGCGGCTCGGCTCTTCTGCGTCTATGCCTGCGCGCGCCAGGTCGGCGTTTCGCTGGGCGCCATGGCCCCTAAGTCGGTGGGTGACGGCAAGGCCTCTCTCTCCCGCTTCTCGGACTCGCCCTACAAGGACGTGCTCGCACGCGTTGAGGCGATGTGCTCGGGCGCGCGGGAGAACCTGGCCGAGGCGTACGGGACCCTGACCAGCAGCACCGCTGCGGTCGCCTCTACCGTGCCGGCCACGGCCTTTCGCGCATCAGCCCGGGCAACCGACGTGGTGACCGGGTCATGATGAGCCTGGCCCAAGCCTCCAGCTACTTCGACCGCACGCCGGCGTACAGCGTGACGACCGGCGCGCTGCTTTTCAAGGGTCAGATCGACCCCTACGACGACTCCAAGCGGGACGCCAGCGCGGCGTACCGGCGGATCCTGTCGGTCGCCCCCGGCACCGTGATGCCTGCAGACGGCGCGTTCAAGGCACTGGGCCAGATCTGGCTGATCGGCGGCATGGAACCCGACGGCCTGGACAGCGTCCACCGCCAGAAGTACGTGATCCTGCCGGCGCGCACCCAGCTCAAAGTCTCCCGGCCCAACCAGTACCTGGCGGGCACCTACACGGCCAACCTGCACGCCAGCGCGGGCTGGGTGAAGGACGCCAAGCAGCTCGAGACAAGCTCCGAGCAGCCCCAGATGTACGACGTGTTCTTCCACGCGGGCGCGGACGTGCGCGAGCGCGACGTGCTGTGGAACGGCGTCGAGGCGTACCTGGCGCTGTCGCCCCGCCTTGTGGCGTCGGACCTGCTGAGCGTGCACTGCCTGCGTTTGACCGAGACGGTGCAGACTGTGGGCCTGGTGACCCGGACCTACAACCCCAGCACCGGCGCGTACAGCAGCGCGGCCGCAGCCACCGTTCAGGGTCTGCCGGTGCGCTGGCAGAGCCTGTACAGCTACGGGTCGCAGGCGGACGCCCGGTACCAGGAGGGCGACCTGTCCCTCATGCTGCCCACCGGAACGGCAGTGGACACGACCACCAAGTTCGTGATCGATGGGTTCGACTTCCAGGTGCTGGCGGTGGACACCCTGGCCGGCGTGCCTGTGGCCCACATCCGGAGGCTCTGATGCCTCTGGTCAAGAACCTGCCTCAGATTCAAGGCGGCATCGACCTCTGGATCAAGCGAGTCGATGAGACCTGGCTGGCGGAGTACAAGGACCTGGTGCGCTCCATCCTCGGGCGCCTGGTGCGCCAGACGCCCCAGTGGACCGGCAACGCCGCGGCGAACTGGAACGTCGGCGTTGGCTCACCGGACGACAGCTACACGGTCTTCTACGACGAAAGCGACATCGCTGGCGACGACGGCGACGATCTGAGCAGCACCCGGCACAAGGGTCACTCCACAGCGGTCTCGCGCGCGCTGCGGCGCAACGAGGCGCGCATCGCGTCGATCCGCCGCGGCGACAAGGTCTTCTTTACCAACGCCGCCCAGGGCGACGACGACATGGGCCGGGCGGGGACAACCTACTACCTCGAGGCGCTGCAGAACCCCACCTACTGGGCGGCCAAGCTGCGCGCCGTGAACAAACCCTACGAGACCGTGCAGGAGAGCCTGATCTTCGCGTACGAGCGTTGGGGCCGAAAAACGGGCCGCGCCAGCCTTGGCGTCGGCGGAGAAAGCTGGGACGAGTGATGAAAACCAAAGAGTTCAGGTCCGCAATCGCAGACGAAATCCTCGCATGGTCCGCGGCTGCGGCCCCCGGTGTGCCGCTGGTCTGGGAGAACGGCCCCGTGCCCGACGAGGACAAGATCGGCCCGATCTGGATCGACATCTCGATCCGCTGGTACGGCGGGCAAACGCTCACGATTGGTGAAGTCATCCAGGGGCGCCACACCGGCGTGGTTTCCGTGCAGATTTTCACCCGAGAAGGGGAGGGCACAGGCCAGGCGGACGAGCTGCTCGATAGCCTCACCGACACCCTTGGCTCGCGCCGGTTTGGCACGTCCCATGTCAAGTTCCCGCAGCGGACCACACCAACCGACCACCTCGGCTGGTACAAGGTCGGCCTGCTGTTCCCGTTCTCCCTGGACCACTCCTGACACCCATTAGGTGGGGGATTTACTTCCGGGAATCGCCTCTCCAGTATCGCCGCAGCTTTTGACCTGCCCCTCTCTGGAGAACAACCATGCCCTTCGCTTCCTCGGCTTTTGGCCAGCTGCGCTACATCACCGAGTCGGTGATCGGCACCACCCCCGGCTCCGGCAACGGTGTCAACCTGCGCATGACCTCGCCGACGGCCAAGGCCTCGGTGTCCACGGTGACCTCCCAGGAGGTGCGCGCTGACCGCCTGTCTACCGGCCTGACCCGTGTCGACCTTGACATCGACGGCGGCTTCAACTTCGAGCTGTCGGGCAAGGAGTACGACCCCTTCATCGAAGGCCTGCTGCGCAACACCTTCACCCACTACGGCACGGCCGGCCTGGGCACCACGTTCTCTCTGACGACTGCCGCCGGCACCCTGACCGCAGCTGTCGCTCCGACCACGACCTCTGCGTTCACCAACCTGACCAACGGCTCCTGGATCAAGGTGATCCCGGCCACCGGCGCATCGCAGGCCATCAAGGACTACTTCGCTGACCGCTGGTTCAAGGTGGCGAGCACGACCTCCACCGTGATCACCCTGGACGCGTCCACCCAGATCTCGGGTGTGGGCCTCGGTATCACCGCTCAGGCCGGCTACGCCATCAGCCAGTCGGTGGTCTCGAACGGCTCCTCGCTCTCGCGCGGCTTCACGCTCGAGTACGCGATGACCGACATCACCCAGTTCCTGCCTTTCCGCGGCATGCAGACCAACTCGATGGAGTTGAACCTGGAAGTCGGCTCGATCATCACCGGCAGCTTCGGCTTCATCGGCCAGGGCCACGACGGCATGGTCGGCGCAACCACCCTGCCGGGCAGCCCGGTTGCCTCGCAGACCCTGGACGTGATGAACGCAGTTGCCGACGTCGGCCTGATCTACGAGAACGGCGCCAGCATCTTCAGCGGCTCCACCTCGTTCATCAAGAAGGTTGGCCTGAGCGTCGCCAACAACATGCGGGGCCAGAAGGCCATCGGCGTGTTCGGCAACGCAGGTGTCGGCCTGGGCGAGCTGGAGCTCACCGGCTCGCTGGAGATCTACGTCGAGAACGCCACTTACTACAACAAGTGGCTCAACGGCACCACCACCAGCCTTGCCCTGGGCATGGCTGACGCGGCCGGCAACGGCTACCTGATCGAGCTGGACAAGGTCCAGTTCAAGGACGGTGGCGCCAACATCGGCGGCCGCAACGACGACACCATGCTGACCCTGCCGTTCCAGGCGTTCTACAACGCCACGACCGGCCGCGGTATCCGGATCACGCGCTCCATCGGCGCATAAGAACCTGGGGGTGGCGAGGGCCACCCCTAGTCACCGCCCCTCGGGGCATTCCACCACCAAAAGAAGAAGACCAAGATGGACATTTTTGCCGCTTTCTCCACCGACGAAAAACTGGAATCCGAAGGCAAGTGGTTCCCGATTTCCAAGACTGCGAAGATCAAGGTCGCTCGCAGCGGCAACCCCAACTACACCGCGATGCTGCGCGAGAAGTTGAAGGAAGCCCAGCTCGACATGATGCCGGGCGAGGAGGGCGAGGCCGTTGCCGAAGCCATCCTGATCGAGGTGGCCGCCAAGACCCTGCTGGTCGACTGGACGGGCCTGAAGGACGCCCAGGGCAATGACGTGCCGTACTCGACCGCCCAGGCCGCCAAGTACCTCGGCGTGAAGGACTTCCGTGCCAAGGTGCGCGGCTTCGCCGACAACTTCGAGGCCTTCCGCCTGAAGGCCGAGGCGGAGCAGGGAAACGCGTAACCGCGTACCTCGAGTGGAGCCTCAAGTGGGGCTCCCACTTGAAGGCCTTCCAAGCCAGGGCCAAGAAAACCGGGGTGGTTCCGCTGCCCCTGCAGAACCGGCCCAAGCTGCGACCCCACGACGAGCAGTACCTCAAGGCGTTCAACCGCCTGAGTGCTGCCCGCCAGTACCACCAGTCCGGACCTCAGCCACTCCTGATCCAGGAGATTTTGGCGTACTGCCTGCTGACGGAGATCCCCACCGACAAGCGGGGCAGGTACACGGACGTTCTCCAGGCACTTGACGAGGTCTACATGACCCACGCCGCGGAGAAGGCAGAGGCCAGAGCACAGGCCAACAAGGCCGCCCGCAGGTAAGCCGGGGGATTGTGTTCACAGACGCGCGGTCCAAGTATGCCGCGCATGTCTGACCAGCTCAAAATCGAACTCGACGGCTCCGCCCTTGAAACAGGGGCGAAGCGAGTCGAGAGTGCGCTCAACGAGCTGCGCACAGCCATCGCCGCGCTCTCCAGCTCGCCGATCGACAAGATCAAGGCCGACCTGGGCAAGGTCGGCACCGCCATGGCCGAGGTCACCCGCGCAGTGGGCAACGACCTGAAAGGCATGCGCGACGAGGCACGCAAGGCCGTCAAGGCCACGGGCGACGCCATGGTCGAGGAGACCGACAAGGCCACCAGCCGTGTGATCGCCGCCCAGCGGACCGGGTACCTGCGCATGCGCGACCTGCGCATCAAGAGCCAGGCCCAGGCGGTGAAGGACGACCAGCAGTTCTACAGCCAGGTGCGCCAGCTGCGCGTGCAGGCCCAGGCCCAGGCCGTCAAAGACGCCGCTGAGGCCGAGGCCGCGCGATTCGCGGGTGTCCTGGGCAGCTTGAAGAACTCGGCCAAGTCCATGTGGTCTGAGAAGTCCGCCCAGGAGAAGGCCGGCGCCGAGGCGCACGAAAACCTTCTGGGCGTGCTCAACGCCCGGATCAAGGCGGCCCACCTGCGGGAGGCCGCTGAGCTTGACAGCCTGCTCGGCTCCCTGGGCAAGCAGTCCAAGTCCATGTGGTCCGAGAAGTCGGCCAAGGAGAAGGCCGAGGCGCAGGCCCACGAGAACCTGCTGGATGTCCTGAACGCCCGGGTGAAGTCTGCGCACGCCGCGCGCGCGGCGGAGCTGAACAGCACGCTGGAGACGCTCGGCCGGCAGTCGAAGTCGATGTGGTCGGAGCGCGCCGCGAGGGAGAAGGCCGACGCCGCGGCCTACCTGCGCCAGCTGGACGTGATCAACGCCCAGGTCAAGGCGGCGCAGGAGCGCAACGCCGCGTCGCTCGCTCAGCAGATGTCCTCTGCTGCAAACCGCAGCCGCGCCCTGGTGAACCAGGCGATGCAGGGCAGCGGGGGCGGGGCCTACTCGTCGATCGCCGGTGGTGCCAGCTACGGCACCCTGGTCGCGCCGAACAAAGAGGCTGCTGCGGCCCTCCAGGCTGCCACAGGCCTGTCGGCGTATACGAAGGAAGCGTCCAGGGCCCAGGGCGCAGCCAAGGGCCTGACGAGCGACTTCATCCGACATGCGGGAGCTGCCAACGACCTGCACTCCGCCTACCGCGGCCTGGCTTCCGGCGTGGGCGCCCTGTGGCTGACCTGGGGCAACGCAATTCCGCTGATCGCCGGCGCGGCGATCTCCAACGCCTTCGTCCAGGCAGTCAAGATCGGCGCGGCTGTCGAGCAAAGTCTGACCAAGGTGTACGCGCTTGGCGGTGAGACCGCGCAGAGCGTCGGCCAGCTCAACGCAGTCCTGCTTGACACCGCCCGCAACGGCCCGTACGGCCCGCTCGAGGTTGCCGAGGCGCTGAAGACCCTGTCTCTTGCCGGCCTGAATGCCGAGCAGCAGATGAAGGCGCTCAAGCCTGTGATGAATTTCGCCGTTGCCGGCGACATCAACATGGAGCAGGCCGCCGAGACGCTCGTGGCCGTTGGCACCGCCTACGGCTACACCGCCCAGAACCTGTCGGTGGTGGGCGACCTGATCGCGCAGACCGCCGCGGCGTCTATGGCTTCGGTCGAGAGCATGAGCGAGGCCTTCCGGCAGGCCTCCGTTGTTGCCCAGCAGTACGGCGTCAGCCTTGAGGACACCTCCGTGTCGCTCGCGATGCTGGCCCAGATCGGCATCAAGGGTTCCGCTGCCGGTACGGCCGTGCGCAACATGTACACCGAGCTGATGGGAACTTCGAAGAAGGCCCGCGAGGTGCTGGACAAGACGCTGGGCGTTGACGTCTGGGACAGCCAGGCCAACGCCATGAAGCCCATGGTACAGATCATGGGCGAGCTGTCGGCAGCACTCGACAAGTACGACTCGAAGTCCCAGCAGAAGATCCTGATGGACCTGGGCAACGAGCGGGGCACCAAGGCCCTGGCCGCCAACCTGGCCGCCCTGCGCACGGAGTTTGAGCGCACCGGTGAGACCGCCACCAACGCCTTCATCAAGATGCAGGAGAGCCTGCGCGACGCCCCGGGCTTCACCGCCCTGGCCTCCGCGCAGATGGCCCAGTCCACGCAGAACCAGTTCAAGTCGGTCATCTCGACGCTGCAGGCGCAGCTTGTCGCGGCATTCCAGACGGTCCAACCTGCAGTTCAGTCGCTGGCCCTGAGCCTGAAGGAGGGCCTGAACTCGCCCGAGTTCGTGAACGGCCTGAACAGCATCGTCAGCGGCATCGCCTCTCTGCTCGGCACCCTGGTCCAGCTGACGCCGGCCATCTACGAGCTGGGCAAGGCCTACCTTGTCCTGAAGGTCGCCCAGCTCGGCGTCGCCGCTGCACTGGGGGCCACCGCGGCCTGGAGTGCTGCAGCCACCGCCATGACTGCGATGCGCACCGCCGCCACGGGCAGCGCGGCCGCCCTGGTCGTCATGCGTTCGGCCCTGTCCCTGCTGCCAGGTGTGACCGCAGCCGCCGCGGCGTCGATGACTGCCCTGCAGGCCAGCATGGGCTTCATCGGCCTGATCCTCAGTGCTGGTGCTGCTGCCTGGATCCTCTACAAGAACTCGCAGGGCGAAGCGGTCAAGCCGGCCGAGGCCTTCCGCACGTCGGTCGACTCCACAGTGGAAGCCCTGCGAGTCGAAGAGGCCCGCCTGGACGCCAACATCGCCGCGCGCAAGTCCAACACCAACGCGCTGGACGTTGACGCCAAGAATCGGGCCCGCATCCTGCAGGACGAGATCCGGGACAAGCTGCGTGCCGCCCTGATCTCCGCCCGCATCGACCGTGACGAGCTGCTCGCGTCGCGCGCGAAGATCATGGCCGGCGTTGGCCCCGACGGGCAGCTCAGCGAGGCCCGGGCTCGCGC